TCAATATACGCCTGTGCGTCAGGGTCGTTTGGAGCGCCACCGCCGCCGCCGCCATCAAAAGTAGTAGTGCCTCTCCTAAAGATAGACAGGTCTTTGCTGCTGCTTAGTCGCTTGTACTTAGCCCAACTCATTTGTAATAAGTTATGTGCAATGTCATGGTAGTGCCGCTATGGCCGCTATCCCTAATCACCTTAAAGTTGTCGATGTCGTTCTTGCTCAACAAATCAAAGGTGTCGTTTGCGTTCCGGGGCATCCCATCGGTGCCGCTTGGGTTGTCGCCAGTTGTAAGGAAGCGAATAGAAGGGCCGCTTGTATGGTCGGATTCCACAATACAAAATGCATAACGGGCGTCTGCCGGGATGTTCGCCAATCCAAGAGCATTGGTGCTAATTGTCAATGTTTCGTAGCCGACTGTCTCATTAAGGAAGGTCTGTTGGTTCACGTTTGCAGCCTCGTAAAAGACTTTCTCTGGGTAATTTTCCATGATTTAAGGGAGTTTAATTTTTCCAAAAAAGGGTTTTTTGCTTGTGCTTTTCTTGCCTTGGCAGCTCCATAAGGCGCGGGCAAAGGCATTGGGGCTGTACTCGCCGGAGTTGATGCCTGCGCTTCTTGCACAATAGTTATCGGCTGCGTCCGTGCCGGGCTTAATCCGGTAGCCCTCTGCGCCAAAGTGAATGGGCGGCTTACCCGGCTTTGTTGCCTTGTACTTCTTGCCTTTGCGTTGGCTTCGAGTGATATTGTAACCTTTGTACTTAGCCATTAGGGACAACTTGCTGCGGTAATACATTCAAGAGTGCCATGTACCTCTAAGTTTATATCTAATCGCATCGCCTCCATGTCGTGCCTTAACGGGTTTGGTATGTTGGTCAAAAATTCCTCCACCACCTCCGGGCCATGCAAATAGCTTTCAACGGTTGTTCTTATGCGGTCCAGTTTTAGGCTCGCTCTAAGGCTTGCAATGTTCTTGACCTGCACCGCCTTCTGAATTGCTAAGGCTATGTTTTGACCCGTGTATTGCGTGTCCTGTTGCCATACGTTCCTACTGCCAACCCAATAAAGGCGAAGCGGAAAGGTCAGTCCAATCCGGTCTTTGCCTCCACGGACCTCGTCCAATAGCTCTGTGGATTCCTCGCCGTTGGTCAGCCAAAAGATAAAGCCGCTTTGCCATTGGTACTTGGTAACGTGCCTTAACTGGTCTTTCCCGGTGTAAAGTGCCGGGTAGCTGCGTTCGCCATCCTGCACCATCGTACACAGCGTGCGCACCTCTTGGGCAATATTTGCAGGTAGCCTGCTGTTAAGCTCGGTTAGGATAGCTTCAATCATCGCCACAATTTACGAAATATCTCTCTTGTTTTATCGGCATAGGTTTCCCTTTCTGATTTTGTGAACTTAAAAGCATCCTCATACCTATCCAATAAGCCCTCTATTTTGCCCTCGGAGTTGACCGTGCTTGTATTTACACCCAAAGAAAAAGTAACTCCGTAACGCCCTACTTTAACTTCGGGATTTACCACGCTCTTTAAATAGGCACGATTAAAAAAACCAAACAGAAACAGGTTAACCTTGCCGCCCCGTTTAATCGCTCGCTTAAATTGCCCGTAGCCGCCTTTAAAATATCCTACCCCTGATTTGCGGGGTGATTGACTTGCACTTACATAAATCGGTTTAGTCGAGTAGGAAGGTGTTATCGGTCCACCATCGCTGCTGATTCCATCTTGAAAGATACGCTTGGCAACCTCCCGGCCAACGGCAGAAGCAGCACCAACGTACAACTTCTGATTGTTCACCTCGGAAGCAATGTCGTTGAGGTTCTTGCGGAATTGAGCTATTGAACGGTTGGCCATGCTGCAAATGTACAAAAAAGCCGCCTCACTATAAAGCAAGGCGGCCAAACACAACACAAACAAATGAAACTTGCTGCTGCTAAGGTAGGGATTTTAATCGGTTAATCTTGCGCTGCATGGCTCCAATTCGCCCATAAAGCTGCTGTATGGTCTTTCGGTGTTCGGCATCTAACGTCCTTGCCTCTGCCTTAGCTTCATCCAGTTCAAGTATTAGCCACTCATTGTCTCTAAGCAGGCGCAGGATAATGTAAGCGGCAATAAACACAACCGCACCGATTATCGAAAGGTAAAGTGAATGTGTCATGGTTTCTTGTTTTCGGTTTTCCAAACGTAGTAAGCAGCTACAACCGTAGCCGCTGCCGAAGCGGTGCAAATGCCAACCGCCCAATAAAGTAGTGTTTCCATGCTGTTTGTTTGTACAAACTTACAAACCAAATCAATACACAAATGTTAAAAACCGTTAAAAGGGCATCCAAGAACGGCTGAACGTATGCAGGTCGTACCTCATGCAGTCAAGGGCATCAGCTCGCTTCATCTGGTCGGCTCTGCTTCCTTTTAGGATAGACCCATCGGGTAATGCCTGTACAAACTCACAATCCCTAATTAGCAACTTGCAGGCCGGGTTTATAAGTACTTCCGGGTGCTTGGCAAAAACGCTATTGCACAACCTCCGGCTTTCTTGGTGTGGAGGGTTTGACTTAGCAACCGCTATGCTATTTTGGCCGATTCTGAACGCCTGCTGTATCTCGGCCCACATATTACGCCCTACCTTGGTGATTACCGATTGCGCCCTTCCGGTAGCGTCTCCAGTTATGAAGTAGTTTTTATTGGTGGCCTGTGCAGGTGTGATGCTTTCGATATGCCGTACAAGAGCCTCTATGTATGTTTCATCGCTGCCTACTTGGCTGCCTGTAATTGCAACCTCGGCAAAATAGTGTATGTACTCACTTTTGCCGTTCCAACCCCTGTGGGCTAAAACCGCCACAAACGGGTTGTTATTAAAGTCAATGGAGACGTACACAGGCATTTTATCATTGTACGCTGCTTTCTCGCTTACGTGCTTTGTACGGCTAAATGCGTACAACCAGTTAAGCCCGGTCAAGGTAACACGCTCGGCTAAGACTTCACGCCTAAAGGTAATCTCGTCAAACGCCTTCTCCAATGAAGCGATATAATCGTCCGGCAGGTTCGGTGCGTTGTCATACGTTGTGCCTATGGTACACGGTATCGCATCCACTCCGTAAATCAACTCGTCTAAATCCGGGTTGCTGCTTGGTGGGGTTAAGGTCCAAAGCATACGTGGTGATTTCGATCCACTCATCCGCCCTCGGACCACCTGCAATATGTCAAGGCTCGCATCCTGTACCTCATCGCCCCATGCCCATCCAAGCTCAATACCTCTAAAGTATTGCTCCAAAGTGAACACGATTACCTGCGCTCCGTTGGCGAAGCTCCAAACCATTCCGTGCTTGTCAAACTTAGATTGATACCCGAAGTAAGGTGTCGGGTTCTTTCCACTCACAAAGTGTTCGCCTTCGATTAGGGCATAATCGGCTAAGACCTGTATAAACTCTTTGAGGGTTGCCCGGTTGAGCTGTGGCGAATTATTGGAGAAGATACCGCCTACCTCCTTTGGTCGCTCTATTATCTTCTTTAGCGCCCAATGCGCCCCGGTGATTGTCTTACCTGACCGGATTCCACCTACATAGGCATAGATTGGCTCTTTCTCGCTGTTAAGGATTGCGGCCAACTGCTTGCCGTGCAGTATAAACTTATTCGCCATCCTTTGCCTCGCTCGGGTGTACTTGGAATGATATAGACGTTGGCCATTGCTGTTTCTTGTCGTTGCTGTTTTGGTCAACGTAACTTTGGTTAAGCCTTTGGTGTTCCTCGGTAGTTGCAATGAGCCTGTATAACGCCAGTAGCTCTGACGCTTTTTCTGACTTAAATAGCTTCGCCCTAATTGCAGCCTTTGTTTTTATTTTATTATGCTCCAAAAGCTCTTTAAGGTCGTTAAGTTCGTTAGATTGAATTGGAAAAAACTTGTAAAATGTAGGTTTGCTGCATGGCAAAAAAGCCACCACATCTTCTATTGAAAAAAGGTTGTTTTTTTGTATCTGCTCTTTAGCTTGTTGATATATTTTAACCTTGCTGTAAGCCACTATCTATAATTTTAGGTGCTATCCTGTTCCAGTATATTCGATGATGCCATAATGCCCCTCTTTTAGTATTTCCTTTATTCAATGTTAGCCGAGCATTGTTAGGATCTTGCAATATACTTCCAAATGATTTCCTGTAACTTCTGTCGGTTGCATAAATATGCTTTGTATTACCGTCTACTTTGTCCATTTCAGCAGTCTGTGCGCCGCTTCTTAAAATAGTAGCTAAACCAAAATTGGCGATTCCTCTATGCCATTTCTTTATTGAAAAATTAACATCTTCATTTAATATCATGTTTAATTCGTCAAGTCCCCACGTTTCGTCCATTATCCATATTTGCATAATGTTTTTCTTTGTTGCTGGCATAGCACCACCGCTATACCCTCCAAATATGATACCAGTTTTTTTTGTCAATTCATGTAGCTTTTTTATCACGTAAACAAGCTCCACTTTATTGTAGGTATTCATTGGCTTACTTGCAACAATCCCGCCGTAGTCGTCGTCTAAACAAATACTAATCCCTTTGGTTTTTTTTGCTTGCATTAAACTTGCAACCCTTCCAACCGCCGCTCCGTTTTCTATGTTAGTACCGCAAAAATCTACGTATTTTTTACATTTTTCTGTATCATAAACAATTGCGTTGTCTCCATAGCTATCTGATATTTCCTTTTCTATTACGTCCGGAATTAAGACTTTATATTCTATATCTCTTTTTTCAAGATAGCGAACCGTCTTGTTCTTTTCCTTTTTCTGTATCGATAAAACGTAAAAATTCATAGGTCAAAAACTTCATTTTGCATTTCGGCAAAACCAAGATTCACAGCATCTTTAGGGGCAATAATTACCATTCCAAGCCTTTCCATGACCTCTTTTACCTCATCGCTTGAATTGTAATAATAGTCGGCTATTTTGTCAAAATTAAAATCTGTAAAAAAGGATGCTCTTATCCTTAAAATCTCTTTTAAGGCATCTGGAGCTTTTAGTTTTTCTATTTTCTTTAAAAGCTCATAGGTTTTAAACGTATTTGCAAGCTCGATTTCGTTTGGCAATACTTTAGAAGGCTGATAAAACGGCAGCTCAATATCAAACAAATCCATTTCGTCCACACTATCAAAGCCCGGAATGTCCAATCCCCACGCCTCCAGTTCTTCGGTGTCCCACTCATTTGCCAAGATGTCCCACTCCCAATCGCCGAAGCCGACGTTATCTTTAATAACAAACTCACGTTTTTGCGCCTCTGTTAGCTCGCTTGCCTTAATAACATTTACGTACTTGTGTCCAAGGTCTTTTAAGGCTCTATACCTCATATTGCCGCCCAAAATAACATTGTTTTCATCCACGACAATTGGGCGCAGTTTTAACATCTGAGGAAAATCTTGAATGCTCTTTTTTAGCTTCTCGAACTTTTTATCTCGAATAACCCTCGGGTTGTCGGGGTTCGGCTTAATTTCTTTGATTGGGCGTAGCTCCATGCACAATGCTTTGGCACAAAGTTACAAAATTATCTACTGAACGCACAATGTAGTAGCTCCCGCCCTCCTTTTCAAACTTGGCTTGAAACTCTTTTTGCTTTGGACTTTGCCGCCCTTTCTCGGTCTTTAGCTCTATCCCGTGCAGTTGCCCCCGGTAGAAAAATAGCAGGTCAGGTACGCCGGCTATGCATCCCATACCTACCAGTATAGCCCCATGCTTCCGATTTTGTGCCGTTCCGTTCGTGTGCCAAAGCAGTAG